CTTCCACCCGGCTATAAGGTCATAGCCATCTCAAGGACTAGAACCACTCCCCGAGATCGTACCACTGTGCTACACGCATATTCTTTTTATAGATTATGCGCGTTTTCGCCCTCAGAGGAACAGAGTTCTTTTCGCTCCGTTCCGACTTCACTCTCAGCCGAGTCAATAAAAGACCCAGGCTGGCTTTATCAGTGCAAATAGACACCTCTGGAAATCCGGGGAAGCTGTATCCCTCGTGACCACCGGAGAGGCGCCCAGCGTGAATACACTCATCAAGATTGGAGTGTATTACCGAATCGCCGTGCGTTGCCGGCCCAAACATCCGAAGACGAATGGGCAGACAATGCACAGTACGATTCCACAGACGTAAAAAGCGAAGGTCACAGCCGATTCTTGCGTTTCGACGATGAGCCAAGCTTCTAACACTGTTCGCGAATCTATAAAGATCCTTTGCATTGTAAAGACCCTTCTTAAGAAAGAGGGGTTTGACGTCTACGCCTTGGAAGAAATAACTTCCACAGCTCTCACGAAAAGGTCCATCAGAGAAACTCTTATCAGAGTTAATCTTGAACCCCAAGTGGTCGCATAATTGGCGTAACTGAGGTACAGCCTCAGACGGCAGCACCAGGTCGTCCCCAAAAACTGAGACTTTGTCTAAGTCAAGGCCGAGGAACTCGCAGGTCGCGAGCGCCAAGGAGACGAAGATAAGGCTCTCAAGTTCAAAGGTAAACCCGTTCCCCATTGTCGAGAATTTCTCCGACAGGATAGGGAAGCCGTTGAGGTTGTAGAAATGGCTTCGGGCAGCGTTAAGACATGTATACCAGCGGGGTGGGAGAATTTCTTCGACCAACCTACGGGAAATAGTGTCTGAAGCACTGCTGAAATCGATAGTAGCGACGTCATTATTAATCGAACCCGAATAGGCGAACGATTGATTTTTGAAATCGCTATTAAGATCGAAGCCAGCGGAGCGGAGACGCGAACGGATGAGACGACCGATCCCTAGTTGAATCCAGACATTAAGCCCGGGTTCAATAGCGATCGTTCTATCCGTCTTCGCGTTCTTCGGCACAGTAACGACCTTGTTACCTGCTACTATGCGAGGCTCGGCCAAATCCCAGAGAGGATAGGCTTCGCGCATCACAGGGAGGAACAGGCGGCTGGCGTCAATAGTTATATCTTTATCGACGTCAAATTTCTGGGTCCATGAAGCGTCTTTGCTTTTTACGCAAAGGGTAGCACCAGGTCCCCAGCTCGCATTATCTAAGACAGCGTCGATGTCGAAGTCACCCAGAATTCGAGAGATTTTCCGGAGAAATATATGATATATCCCTCCGCATACAGGGCCTAGGGCCTTATGTATGTCTCGATCAAGGAGACGACGATTCGTTCTTTCGCAAGCCTGCTCGCAATCGATGAAGTTACTGATTGCTTGCTTCTTAGTGTCGATACCCGTCTTGAGTTCTGGGTATTTCCTAAGAAGACTGATGGCTGCGAAATCATCGCGGAACTTCCATGCGTCCTCATACGAAGACGGATGTATTTCCTTACGAGCAAGTTGTTCATGCTCGCCGTACTTGAACATCATGTAGCAAGACAAAGCTACAGGAGTATCAAGAGCGATGAAAAAGTCTTGGATAAGCTCAAGATTATCTTGAGCAGCGAGTCGATATCCACGCATAACGCGGCGAATATCGAGATGCCGAGCATCACGCGTCGACACACGAGCTTTTGTCTTAGACATAAAGCCTCCGTCTTGGTGTCTCCCAGCAACGAAAAAGGTTTACGGAGTCTTAGACTCAGTAGACGCTTTCGAGTTGCTGCACGATGGCGTCGCAAAAGGCGCTCGCGAGGAAATTCTTCACGTAAGCGTGAATATCCTTGCGGTCCTGAAGGCCGCCCCGCATGGGGAGGAAGAAGGTACCATCAAACCCGGTTTCGTAGGCTTTGACCGGTGCCGGCGTATTGCCGACATAGACAGTGCCTACGGTCTCGAGAACAGGTACCTGGATCTTCAGACGGACTTTCGTCAGAGGCGAGGTCTTGGAAGGCCGAGAAATACCAACGGTGAGCACAGGGTAACCCAGTGCAACACCAGAGGAACGGTCTTCGAAGGTAGCCACGCTGCCCTTGATGTCACGGGGCGCGAAAGAGTGAGCGACGGGAGTGGCTTTTCCGTCATTGAGAGAAATCGCCGAAATTGCAGGCATGTTGCATACTCCTTAGGGTTTAAGCAACCTCTGTGCCAATAAGGCGAGAGATTCAAAGCCGTGCGTCCAAG